GCTCTAATCTATGCAGATGCAGATAGCAAAGCACCCGAATACTACCTCTACGGTATAAAATATTCAAAAGCTGAGTGGAAAGAACGGCTTTCACAGCGAAAACCCCTGGTTTCCCTTGAGATTCCTATTGATTTTCAATAGCAAACTATTTATTAAGGTAAAAAGGTTGTAAAAATGTACAAATGAGTCAACGCGCAGCTATAAGCGATGCTATAAGGCAAGAACTTATAAGGTGTAAACAGGATCCAGTATACTTCATGAAGAAGTATTATACGATCCAGCACCCAACTAAGGGGAGAATGACCTTCAACCTCTATCCCTTCCAAGAGAAAGTACTTAAACTCTTACAAAGACATGATTATTCTATAATAAACAAGTCAAGGCAGTTAGGTATCTCTACTCTAACCTCTGCGTTTGCATTGTGGATGATGCTGTTTGAGCAAGATAAGAACGTTCTTGTTCTAGCTACTACTCAAGCTACTGCAAAAAACATGGTAACGAAGGTAAGATTTGCTTATGATAATTTACCTCAGTGGATGCAAATGCCAGTCCTGGAACATAACCGTTTAAGTCTACGTTTAAAAAATGGATCACAAATTAAAGCCGTTTCCGCCGCTACAGATAGTGCACGTTCAGAAGCAGTATCCTTACTTGTAATTGACGAGGCCGCCTTTATTGATAGGATCGAAGATATTTTTACAGCCGCCCAACAAACACTTGCTACCGGCGGTAGATGTATTGCCTTATCTACACCAAACGGTGTCGGCAACTGGTTTCATAAGGAGTTTACACGTGCCCAACTTGGTGAAAATAAATTTACACCCATTAGTCTTCCATGGACAGTTCACCCTGAGAGAAATCAAGCATGGCGTGATGAACAAACAGCTCAACTAGGGCCTCGTAATGCTGCTCAAGAATGTGATTGCGACTTTTCTACATCAGGAGACACTGTGATCGAACCAGGAATTTTAAATTTTTACCGCTGACGTAGCAAGAGGTGACGGTAAAGACTTTTCTACCTTCCACGTCATAGATACATTGACGGTTGATCAGGTAGCTGAGTATAAAGACCAAATTCCTACCAAGGACTTTGCACGCATGCTCGTATCTAAGGCTATCGAGTGGAATAATGCAATGCTCATTGTAGAGAATGCAAGTATTGGATGGGATGTCGTTACTACAATTCAAGAGATGGGTTATCCTAATCTCTATTATGCACCTAAGTCTGAAATTGTAGGTACACAAATTGATCTATACGTTACAAAGTTTGATAGAGGCGATGGAATGGTACCTGGATTCAGTATGAATCAGAGAACAAGACCTCTCGTTATCGAAAAAGCAAGGTCATTTATGGAGGAAAAGAGTGCTTTAATTCGTTCACAAAGACTTCTTGACGAGTGGCGAGTGTTTATTTGGAAGCATGGTAAGCCTCAAGCCTTGCAAGGGTATAATGACGACTTAGTTATGCCGTATAGCATTGGACTTTTCTTACGAGATACTGCACTTCGATTCCGTCAAACAGCTATGGATTTGACTTACGCTAGCCTCAACGGATACACTAAAACTGAACAAAACTTCCAAGTTTACACCCCCAATAACGGTTCAAATCAACAAAATCCCTGGCAAATGCCAGTAAACGGACAGCAGGACGATATAACTTGGCTGCTGGGATAAAGATATTTATTAGATATGGCAGATCAGCAACCACAAAGGAACCTATTTTCGACACTTAAACGCTTGTTTTCCACTGATGTTATCATCAGAAACGATGGAGGAACGTTAAGAACTGTCGATGTAAATCAGATCCAAGTCGATGGCGTACTTCAAACTAACGCCCTAGTCGACCGTTTTAACCGTATTTATACTACCTCTACCTCTTATGGGGTGAATTTAAACCTTTCACAAAACTATCAGAGTGCGAGAGTACAGATTTACGCCGACTATGAGGCTATGGATACTGATCCTATTATTGCTTCTGCATTAGATATTATTGCCGACGAATGTACTTTAAAAAACGCACAAGGAGACGTAATTCAAATCCGTTCATCAGATGAAAACATTCAAAAGATACTTTACAGCCTTTTCTATGACATACTCAACATTGAGTTTAATTTGTGGTTCTGGATTAGAAATATGTGTAAGTATGGTGATTTTTTCCTTAAGCTAGAGGTCGCCGAGAAATACGGAGTTTATAATGTAATTCCATTCTCTGCTTACAATATTGTACGCCTTGAAGGCACAAACCCGTCTAATCCATCAGAGGTAATCTTTAAGTATGATCCAACTGCTGCACTAGGTGCTACTGCAGGTTATTCTACCTCATATCAGAACACCGACTTAGGTATTACGTTCTATAATTATGAAATGGCACACCTGAGACTAATTGGTGATGTTAACTACCTACCTTACGGACGTTCATATTTAGAGCCAGGACGTAGGCTTTACAAGCAGTATGTATTAATGGAGGATGCGATGATGATTCATCGTCTTACACGTGCACCACAGCGCCGTATCTTCTATGTAAACGTTGGAGCCATTCCTCCAAATGAGGTTGAGAACTACATGCAACGTATGATTAACAAGATGAAGAAAACTCCACTTGTTGATCAAAGAACAGGTCAATATAATCTGAACTATAACGTTCAGAACATGCTTGAAGACTTCTTTATTCCTGTACGCGGTAACGATTCTTCTACACGTATTGATAATGCACCACCTCTCGAGTATAACGGTATAGAAGATATTAACTACTTACTTAATAAATTATTTGCAGCACTCAAGATACCTAAAGCATTCCTTGGATATGAAAAGGATTTAACAGGTAAAGCAACATTGGCTGCAGAAGATATTCGCTTTGCACGTACTATTGAAAGAATCCAACGTATTGTTCTTTCTGAGTTAACTAAGATCGCTCTCGTTCATCTTTATGCCCACGGATACGATGATGAGTCGTTAACTAATTTCGATTTAACACTCACTACTCCTTCTATTATTTACGAGCAAGAGAGAATTGCACTTATGAAGGAGAAAATGGACCTTGCCTCACAAATGATGGAAGCAAGCTTCTTACCGACGGACTGGATTTACGATAAACTATTCCACTTCTCTGAAGAAGAGTTTGATGAATACCGTGACTTAATAATTGAGGATAAGAAGAGAATGTTCCGTATAAAACAAATCGAAGAGGAGGGTAACGATCCTGCAGAAAGCGGACAAGCATACGGTACACCCCATCAAATCGCTTCTATGTATGGCGGATATGGAACAGCACCTCTATCTGGTCAAAACGTTCCGCAGGGTTACGACGAAACGAATCCTGGAGAACCTGTTAAGCTACCAGGACGCCCTGCAAATAAAGTATCTTTAATTAACACCTCAGACGATCCTCTAGGTAGAGATAGAATGGGTGTTTACGATTTGAAATCTAAATCAAATTCTGGTGAAGACGGGCTAAGAGCCAAGTTTACCGGCGGCAGTCCGTTATCATTAAGAGAAAATAAGAATACTACTGTAGCCGCTTACTTAACTAATAAGGCTGCATTAGAATCTTTCAAGAAAAATAAGAGAGTTAACATTTACGAAAACGATAAAACCAGTGAATTGCTCGACGAATCACGCATTAGACCTGATTCAGATTTAATCTGATACGTCGATATTTATTAGTAAGCTTATCATCGATGATAAAACATAGCAAATACAAGAATACCGGTATTTTATTTGAGCTTTTAGTACGTCAGTCTACAGCAGATTTAATGTCTAACAAGGATACTAAAGCCGTTAAAATTTTCAAGAAATACTTCACAAACACGGAGTTAGGTAAAGAATATAGCCTGTACAATACTGTAGCTAGTGCACCAAAACTAACAGAATCTAAAGCAAAAAAGCTTGATAGAGTCAAATTAGATAGAGAAAAGTATAATCTTATTAGGGAAGTAAAAAAACATTACGATTTAGATGATTTTTTTAAGGCCAAAATAAACAATTATAAGATCTATGCTTCGGTATATACACTTATTGAGAATCAACTTACTAAAAAGTTCTCTGATACTAAACAGATTGTTACAAATAAGCTCACTCTCCTTGAGCACATTACTAAAGAGTCTTTAACTGAAAAGAAAGTCGCCTCTAAAGTAGTAGAAGAATTTATGAAAGAGGACAAGGAGATCAGAATTCTTGCCTATAAGATATTGGTTGAAAAGTTTAACGACAAATACTCAAGTCTCTCCCCAGAGCAAAAGGATTTATTAAAAGAATATATTAACAACGTCTCTGATACTAAGAGACTAAGAACCTATCTCAATACAAAACTACTCGAGGTTAAAAGCGAGCTCGTAGACTTAAAGTCTAACGTCGGAGATAAGGTTCTTAAAATTAAATTAAATGAGGTTTTGAATTTTATTAAGCCCCTCGGTCCAAATGATTCTATAAAGGACGAGGTATTGATTGGCTTAATGCAGTACTATCAATTGATCAGTGAGCTCAAAGCCGTCAAATAATGAATAATCAATTCGCTACACAGTTTTTACTTGAAGATCTCGACGATTTATCTCACGAAGAACTACCTTTTGATATCGAGGCTATGATCGAAAAGGCTATGTCTTTCGGTTTAACCCGGATTGAGGCATTAGCAATGGTACAAGACATTATTAAGGGCTTCAAACTAGACGAAGACGGCGCTGCTGCAGCACCTGCAGGAGGCGGAGGTAGTACAACAGGAGGCGGATCAACAGCTGGAGCCACATTTACACCCGGAACGGGAGAGCAATATGCTGCCGGTACACGAAAGAAGAAGGTAAGAGAAGATGCCCCTCGTCTTGCTGGAAATCCTGCGAAAACTAATAAACAGGGAACTAAAAATTTAACTGCATATAAAAATTTTGGTTTTACTAAAGCACCAAGTGCAGAAGAGGCTGGAAAAAATATTAAAGGAGTACAGGTTAAGATGCTCTGGAAAGAAGGGCAAACTCCTGCCTGGGATCAAGTAAAAGAGTACGTGCTAAAACTAGCCAAACATTACGGCTACGGAAACGATTACGTAGAGTACATGAAAGGTTGCTATGAGCAAGGATTAATCGTTAACCCGCAGGACCTGGAAACTTGTACTGCCGGATATGGTGAAGCCCTTCGGGAATATATCAACGAATCACGAGCTTATTCTCAGTTCAAAAAACAGACAGCCGTTAGATCAAAGGACGAGCAAATGCACGAAGCAGTAAAAATGATTCATAAGAAACTAGAAGAAGTATCCAAGCTCGTAGAATTCGCTCAGCAAATGAGAACTGAGTTATCTGAGGGTGAAAATACTCTCGAATACAAGCATAACACTAAAAAGATCTTCGAAAAAATCAATTCTAAAGTAGTAGAAGTATATACAAAAACTAGAGATTTAAAATGAAATTACAGCTTAACGAAATAAAAAGAATGCAGCGTATAGCTGGCATTTTAAAAGAAAATGAAGGCATGAGTTTTGATATTGATGATAATAAAGAAAAATTTGTTAAATATATTGTTGTTAATAGAGATATATTATTAAAACATTACGATGATATCATGCGATGGACTGAAACTGGTAAAAAATCTAGTGAGTACAACGATCTATTACAGGCTATTAAGAGTTTTGATGATGAAATAAAAGATACTCCGTACCCTAAACTAAAAAGACTCTTATTCAACTATCGTGTAGGGGAACTTGATGATATTGCTGATAATATTAGAGACTATAAAGAAAATAGCAATCAGAAACAGATGTAAATCTATCTAAATTTAAAATGAAACAGCGACTAGACGAAATAAAAAGAATACAGAAGCTTGCTGGCATCATCAATGAAGATATGAGTGTAGACGATCAAGGAAATCTTCAAGTTGATTATAAATTCAAAATAGGTCAAACAGTAGAATCTTACGGGGAGAATATTGTACATAAAATACTAGATAGAAGACCTAGCTGGAAAGCAGTTGAAGAAGACCCAAACGATCCGGAATATATAATGAAAAATACAGAGTATAATTTAGAGGAGGAAAATATGTTTAATCCTTGGTATTTAATTGAACCTGTAAATACGGAAGAAGATGGAGATTATATGTTCTGGTGGCCTGAAGATGAATTAGAATTGATAAGAAATTAAAATAAAGTATATGGCAAAAGGAAAAGGCGGTGAATCTAGAAAGATCACTTTCGGAAAAAGAAAAACAGGTTCTGCACAAAAGAGTTTCAACAAACATAGTCCGCGGCCTAAGAAATACCGCGGGCAAGGAAGGAGACCCTAAAGATATTTATTACTATGAAGAATATTCAAGCTCAATACCAAGACCTGTTAGAGGGTAAAATGTCCAAAAGTAATTTCATGCGTAATGTACGTATGCAATTTCCCCAACACGTATCACCTACTACGTCTTTCGATGATTCTGTAAGAATCCTAAAAGGTAAGCGTATTTTAAGTGAAAATACAAACACTGCAGAATCAATTAGAAAACTTGCTCCTTATACAGTTGCCCAGGAAATATCACATGATCTTGATCATGCAATGTATAATTTCACTGTTCAAAACGGTTCTCCTGATCCAGAAGAAGAAGAAGATATGATCAGAAATCTCGTAGAACAGTATGTCGAAAGAAATAAAATCGATAAAAGTATTGCTATTAAATACTTAACCAACAAAGCTTGGTGGGAAAATCTACATTATGCTCTTGAAGATATTAAGATAGGCATCCCTAAAATACGTCGAGATCGTAAAAAAGGGCAAGTAAGGTTTGGAACACTGGGATTAAACGAAGCAAAAAAGCCTGAAGGCGTTTACGGTCATAATCCAAACGCCGAAAACGATACCTATAGAGGTATTGATCATTTGAACTACTATCAGGTTTATCATGGCATTCAATATGAACTTGCAAAGATGCCGGAAATTACTGACGAGAATTACGTTAAAGCTAGAAAGAAAGTCGTTGACACTATTTTAAAAGATCCTGATGCTTACAAACAATTACAGCTTGCAAACTTTAAGGCTGTAAAGGAAATGGATAAGGATCTTGAAATGAAAGATGTAAAGAAAAACAACCTGACCGATAAGCCTAACGAGATGAAGGTCGTAGCTAAAGATGCTAAGCCTAACACACAAGATACTCTCGAAAAGAAAGAAAAGAGAAAAGCCAAGAACGGTAAAGGTCTTCAACACATGACCCAAACTCCTAAAGGTAAGCTTGAAGCATTTGCTACCCCCGGTAAGGAGAAGGTAATGGCACTCAAAGAACATATTCTCGATGAAATGACTACCCAGAACCCTCATCATGAGGAATTTCACAAGGGGATGGAGGTTTATAAAAAAAAAGGTGACGGTACCCCGGGATCGGTAATCGAATTCGACGGACATACAGCTACAGTTCAGTGGCAGGATGGTCACAAAGAAGACCTGCAGAAAAACGTCCTTACAAAAATCAAGCCTGAAAAGACTACTATGGAGCTTCCTTCTAGTGAGATGAAGCCTCGTACAATGGTTAAGTGGAGTAATAACGAAGAAAAAGTAAACGAAGATCCTGTAGGACAGCAAGCTGCTGGCGATCCTGACCAGGAGAAAGAAATGCGCGACACTCTTATAAAAAAAGAAGATAAAAAGGCTAGTCTTAAGGATAAGTTAATGAAGACTGTAAAAGAGCTCTTATTTAGAGATAAGAAAACAGGTAAAGTGCAATCCTTTCAGCAGAATGATCCAGCTATAAAAGATCCACAGTTCAATCAAGTATTTACAAAAGCACAATGAATAAGCAAGTCCTTATAGAATATTTACCATTCACGCCTCTACCTAGACAGCTACATGAGGCTAGAATGAATCCTAAAGCACCTCTTATTGTAGCCGGTCTTGTACAGGCTGCCGACAAACCTAATGCTAACAGACGTATTTACGATTTTGATACTCTTGCAAAGCAAGTTCAACTCTATATTGACGGGCCTATAAAGGAAAGAAGAGCACTTGGCGAACTCGATCACCCTGAATCTTCAGTTATCAACCTCAAGAACGTTTGTCATAACATTACACGTCTTTGGTGGGAGGGAAAAAATTTAATGGGTGAATTCGAAATTTTAGATACTCCATCAGGAAATATCTTACGTGAATTGTTTATGAACAATATAACAGTAGGAGTTTCTTCTCGTGCTATGGGATCGGTAACACCAATTGGTGAAGGCCTTGTTCAGGTAGAAGATGACTTAGAATTAATCTGCTGGGACTTTGTATCAACTCCATCTACGTACGGTGCTTACGTAAGACCGGTTGGAGGATTAAACGAATCTTACGACCCAAATGGCGGAGAAG